CTCATTGAGCAGGCCGAAGCGGCCGTAGGCATCATCGAACCGATGGACGACACTGAGGTGGAGTCCCTAGTCGGTAGCGAACTCACGGACGCCACGTCGTTCGTCGATGCCGAGTTGTCGCCGGTTCGTGCCCGTGCCATTCAGTATTACCGCGGCGAGCCGTTTGGTAACGAAGAAGAGGGCCGCTCGCAGGTTGTCTCAACCGACGTGCGAGACACGATCAACGGCATCATGCCTTCTCTCATGCGCGTCTTCTTCGGCTCGAAGAAGGTGGTGCAGTTTGCCCCGCGTGGACCAGAGGACATCGCGGTGGCCGAGCAGGCGACCGATTACGTCAACTACATCTTCAGCCAAGACAACAACGGCTTTCTTGTCTGCCACAGCGTCTTCAAGGATGCGCTGCGTGGCGCGCTGGGTATTGCCAAGTATTACTGGGAAGAGAAGGTCGAGGTCAAGACCGAGCACTACACCGGCCTTGACGAGTCTGCGCTGACGGTACTGCTCTCCGAGCCTGACGTTGTAGGCAGCGCCATTGAGGCGATGGACGACCCGTCCTACCAGCCCCCGGTGGACCCGATGAGCGGGCAGCCCGTGCTGGACCCGATGACGGGCCTGCCGCCTGCTGCGCCGCAGATTTACAACGTCGAGCTCAAGCGCGAATACAAAAACGGCCGCGTGGTCATTGAGGCTGTGCCGCCCGAAGAATTTTTGATCGACCGCCGCGCACGCTCGGTGGAGGATGCCACGCTCGTGGCGCATCGGCGCATGATGCGCGTCTCTGACCTTGTGGCCTTGGGCTACAACGAAGACGAAGTGCGCGAGCAGATGGGTGCGTATGAGCTAGATACCAACGATGAATACCTAGCGCGCAACCCGTATGCGGAGTCCTACGGCCCCGGCGGCACGCAGGACGATAAGCGCGTGCTGTACGTCGAAGCCTATGTGCGGGTGGATCAGGACCGCGATGGTATCTCTGAGTTGCGCAAGGTTTGCACCATCGGCCCCGGCTACAAGATGGTGATGAACGAGCCGTGCTCGCACAGCCCGTTTGCTCTGTTCTGCCCTGACCCGGAGCCGCACGCGCTGATCGGCTTGTCGATCTTTGACATGACCGCAGACCTTCAGCGCATCAAGTCTGCGGTGATGCGCAATATGCTCGACTCGCTCTCTCTTGCCATCCACCCTCGAGTGGGTGTGGTTGAGGGGCAGGTCAATATGGATGACGTGCTAAACACCGAGGTGGGCGGCGTCATTCGCCAGCGTGCGCCTGGGATGGTGCAGCCGTTCTCGGTTCCATTTGTCGGTCAGGCGGCCTTCCCCATGTTGGGGTACTTAGATGAGGTACGCGAGACCCGCACCGGAATGTCGAAGGCCGCGATGGGCCTTGACGCCGGGGCCTTACAGAGCACCACCCGCGCGGCGGTCGCCGCGACCGTCAGCGCAGCGCAGCAGCATCTTGAGCTGATAGCCCGGATTTTCGCCGAAACCGGGATGCGCGCCTTGTTCAAAGGCATCCTCAAGCTGGTCGTGGAGAATCAAGATCGTCCGCGGGTGGTGCGCCTGCGCAACCAGTGGGTGCCGATTGACCCACGTTCGTGGAACGCCAACATGGACGTCGAGATTGACGTCGCACTGGGTGGTGGTACCGAGGAGCAGAAGATTGCGGTGTTGAACTCTATTGCCCAGAAGCAAGAGCAGATCATGCAGACGATGGGGCCAATGAACCCCATCGTCACGCCGCAGCAGTATCGCAACACGCTGGCTCGTCTTGCTGAGGTTTCTGGCTTTAAGAATGCGGACGAGTTCTTCATCAATCCGGCAACGAGTCCGCCGATGCCGCCGCCTCCGCCGCCTCCGCCTGATCCGGCGCAGTTGCTTGCCGAGGTGGAGCGGCAAAAGATTCTTGCCGATATCCAGAACAACACGGCCGACCTTGAACTCAAGCGTCAGGAGATGCTGCTCGCCGACGACCGTGCGCGGGACAAGCAGGAGGCCGAACTTATGCTGCGCGCCTATGAGGTGCAGTTGAAGTACGGCACGGCAGTGGATACGGAGACGATCCGCGCCATGATGGAGCGGTCTCGAGAGGCCACGCCGTCTATTCAGCGTCCGGTGATCCCTGAGATTACCCCGTTTGAGATGCCGCCCCTGAACCAGCAGCCGCCGGTAGAGCCGATGATGCCGCCTGAGCAGATGGCTCCGCCTGTGCCGCCGGTCATGTAATGCCATGCCCCTTGAAACCCTTGAGGTACCAACACCGCCGAACCCAAACGTGCCTCCGGCGGTTTATAGTCCTCAATATCACAACCAGATCAACAACCAGCTCAAGCTGTATCTAAACCGGATCAGCAATAACCAGCAGGAAATTGTTGAGTTCATTAGAAGCCTGACGGACCTCAACTTGCTCGAGAAAACCAACTTCGATGCGTTTGGCCGGTTGCGGATGTCGCAGCCGTTCACGCTATTTGACAGTCAGAACCGTTATGGCAAGGACGTGCAGTTCTCTGAGAGCCTTGCGGGTTCTGCTACCTCAACGCATCTTGCCAACGAGTCGTCCGTGCAGATGTCCGTCACGACGGCCTCTGGCGATGAAGTGGTGAGGCAAACCAAGCGCGTGTTCCCGTACCAACCGGGAAAGTCGCTGCTCGTGTATTGCACGTTTGCGATGGCGGCGGGCGCGACTAACCTGCGCCAGCGTGTCGGGTATTTCAATACCAACAACGGCGTGTTCTTGCAGCAGAACAACGACACGCTCTCGTTTATCGTGCGCACTTATACGAGCGGCTCGGCCAGTGACGCTCGAGAGGTGACGCAGGCGAATTGGAACGGCGACAAGTTAGACGGCAGCGGCGCGAGTGGTATCACGCTGGATGAGACCAAGACCCAGATACTCTTCATCGACTTTGAGTGGCTAGGTGTTGGATCGGTGCGCTGTGGGTTTGTGATCGACGGCAAGTTCATCGTCGCGCACACCTTCCACAACGCCAACTCGCTTTCGTCTGTCTATATGCAGACCGCCATCCTGCCTGTGCGCTACGAGATCAAGGCGACCGGCGCGTTGGCTTCTGCGGCCTCCATGAAACAGATTTGCTCGTCTGTCATCTCCGAAGGGGGGTATGAGCAGAAGTCTGCACTGAACTGGGCAAGGCAGACGACAGCGACGACTGGCGTCAGTACTTCATTTGTGCCGCTTGTGTCGATTCGGCTAAAGTCAACCTCCCTTGGAGCGGTAGTGATCCCTAACGGATTCACCTTCATGCCGACCTCCGCCTCAGATTATTTTGAGGTGGCGCTTATCAAGAACCCGACATTGACGGCGGCATCATTTACTAGCCTGACCGATAACGTCGAATATGATATTTCTGCCACCGCATTGAGCGGCGGGACGATTGTAAAGTCTGACTTTACGTCCTCTGGGGTCTTGTCATCAAACCCGATCAACGACCCTAGCTCGTACAATTTTGACTTGCAAATTGGTGTCACGGTGGGTGGCACGAGTGATATTTACACATTGGCGGTGCGCCTGATTACGGGTACCGGCGATGGCATTGGGGCACTTTCTTTCTGGGACCTGACTGATCCTTAATTGACAGGGTGACGCTATGAGCAACGCATACAAAGGACAGACGCAATTCGCGCCGTCTCCGATGGGATACGGCAGTGACCCGTCCATGATGATGGGCGGTTATCCGACCACCTTCGGCGCTGATCGCGCTGCGGCTCCGCAGCCTTCTCTTGTGCCGCAACGTGAGCCGACGGTCAATGATCTGTTTGCGCAATACTTTGCGCAGCAGTATTACGGCGGCCAAGCCTTCGACCCGTTTGCCGCGACGTCGCTCTTTGGCGGCGGGTACGGTGGCGGCATGGGCATTGGTGGCGCTGGCCGTGGCGGCATGGGGATGCGTCCTCGAGGGATGCGCCGTGAACGCCGCCCGGTGCCGATGCGCGGTGAGTTGTTAGCATGAAGACCGGCCTCTACAGCAACATTTGGGCCAAGCGCGCACGCATCGCTGCTGGTAGTGGAGAGAAGATGCGCAAGCCCGGCGCAAAGGGTGCGCCGACTGCGGCGGCGTTCAAGGCATCCGCTAAGACAGCGAAGAAGCGCAAGTGAAGACGCCTGCATGGCAACGCAAGGAGGGTCAGTCCGCAAAGGGTGGACTCAACGCCCGTGGCCGTGCGTCGTACAAGGCTGAAACCGGCGGCACGCTGAAAGCACCCGTCAAAGGCGCACCAAAGACGCCGGAGCAGTTGCGTCGGAAGGGATCGTTCCTGACGCGCATGGGGTCGATGCCTGGGCTGCTCACCGACGAGCAGGGCGACAAGACGCGCCTCAAGTTGAGTCTGGAGGCGTGGGGGCATCGAGGGGATAAGGCTAGCGCCGTCGCCAAAGGTAGGCGGTTGCTGCAACGATATAGGAATCAAAAAGGTGGCTGAACGTCGCAGAATGCCGATGGGTCTTTTGGACCCTGAGTCAGAGCGTATCGCCGAGGCTTACGCCGCGCTGCCGTCTGTCAAGAAGCAGACGCGCGGCTTGTTGTCGCTGGAGCCGCAGCCAGAGCAGAGCACGGCGCAAACGGCCTTTGAGATGCTGGCGAGCTTTATCCCCGGTGTGGGTCAGGCGCTTGCTGCGAGAGACATTGAGCGCGCCCGTCGTGCTAATGATCCGGCTGCGGCGGCGATGGCGGCGACGGAGTTTTTGCCGTTTGGGAGATTGGCGGGGCTTGGCAAAAAGGCCGGTCCAGTCATGTCTGAAATCGACGTCTACCACGGCAGCCCGCACCGCTTTGAGAAATTTGACGCCAGCAAGATCGGCACGGGCGAGGGCGCACAGGCGTATGGGCATGGCATTTATCTTGCCGAAAGCCCGAATGTCGCTCAACACTACGCAACGGGCGGTGGTGGATTTGTGCCGGTTCAAGGCAAAGACAATGTGTATTTTAATGGTCAATGGGTGCAAGACTTTTCTGACAAAAAGTCGCCAGAAGGATTGGCAAAATATGCAATGAGCCAATCTTCCACCGGCACGACTATTCAAGAAAAAATAGAAACATTGAACAAAATTGGCAGAAAAGATGCTGCTGACTGGTTGGAAAAAAACGCTGACAAATTCAATCAATCAAAGGGCAACCTTTACACCGCCGACCTACCTGACGAAATGGTAGATCGGATGCTGGATTGGGATAAGCCGTTAAGTGAGCAATCGGAAACGGTAAAGAAAGCATTGTTGGCAAACCCAAACATCGCAGCGGAGGTCCAACGGTTAAACGAACAACGAATTGCGCTAAACAAACAAAGCCCCGGAAGGCTTACGCACCCGGTGATTGGCAAACTAGCAAACAAGGAAACCACGCCAGAATCGTTAAAAGGTGAAGCCATTTACACGCTTCTAGCGAAAGATGGCGACCGCGTAAAAGTGTCAGAATACTTGCGATCACTGGGTATTCCCGGCATCCGATACTTGGACGCTGGCAGCCGAAGCCAAGGCGGCACAGGAACCCGCAACTTCGTGGTGTTCCCCGGTGAGGAAAAGAAAGTTAAGATCAAGAAACGGGAATAATTTATGCCAAGTAAGTCAACCAAACAGGCTCGCTTCATGGCGATGCTTGCCCACAATCCGAAGATGGCGAAAGAAGCCAAGGTTCCGATGAAGGTTGCCAAGGATTTCGTCAAGGCCGACAAAAAGAGCGGAATGCTCAAGAAGGCGATGGGCAAGAAGTCCATGCGCTATGCGAAGGGCAAGCCGAAAGGTGGTCTTCTCGCTTGAGCGAACGCAATCCCTACATCGACGCCCGCAAGGGGCAAGACGCCAAAGACCTCCTAGAGAACCCGATTCTCGTGGAGGCTTTTGACGCCTTGGAGCGCGAGTACCTCAAGGCGTGGCGGCAGAGCAAGCCAGCCGACGACGAGGAGCGCGAGCGGTTGTGGCTCGCCGTAGGCATTCTGGATGAGATCAAGCGCCATCTGCGTGTCGTGGTTGAGAACGGCATGATGGCGAAACGAGACATTGACAAGATCAGCGGCAAGAAATAATCCGCTTGAATCTTGCACAATAGAAGTATGAGCGAAACCGGCACGGGTGTACCCCCGGGAAACGTACAGTCCACGCAAGATGTTTTCGAGCAAATGCTCGCCGCCGAAGAAGGCGAAACCGAGCAGCCCGAAACTGAAGGCGAGGAAGAGGTGCTTGAGGCGGAGGCTAGCGAGTCATCCGACGAAAGCGAAGAGCAAACCGAAGGCGAGGAGGAAGCCGAAGAGGCACCCCAGCCGGCCAAGACATTCCGCGTCAAAGTTGACGGGGAAGAAGTCGATGTGCCGCTGGATGAGTTGCTGAAGGGCTACTCCCGCACCGCGGATTACACGCGCAAGACGCAGGCGATTGCCGAGGCCCGTAAACAGGCCGAAGCGGAGGCTGCACTAGCGCGGGAAGAGCGGCAACGGTATGCACAGACATTGGAGGCGCTTGACGCATCGCTCAAGTCGCTGCAACCGCCCGAGGTTGACTGGGATCGTCTCTATCAAGAGAACCCGGTTGAGTGGGTGAGACAGCGCGAGTTGGTGCGTACAAGGCAGGAGCAGGCGGCTTGGGTGCAGTCCCAGAAGCAGGCTCTAGTGGAGAAGCAGCAGCAAGAGGAGCGCATTGAGGCCGAAAAGACTCTTGAGTCTGAACGGTCCAAGCTACTCGAGGCTCTGCCGGAATGGCGCGATGCCGACAAGGCGCGTGCTGAGAAGGCGAAGATCGTCTCGTATGCCACCGAAAAACTCGGCTTTAGTGTCGAGGAGATTTCGGACATCTACGACGCTCGCGCCGTCCTAGCACTTCGCAAGGCGATGATGTTCGACGAGATGATGAGCAAACGCGATCAACTCCGTCCGAAGATCATGCAGAAGGCAAAGCCCATGAAGGCTGGCGCTGCTCAAGCTCCGCAGTCATCCAAGGTCGTGGCATCCAAGGCGGCTCTTTCTAGACTCGCAAATAGTGGCAGCACGCGCGATGCGGCTGCTGTGTTTGAACAGTTTATAGATTGAGGTAATTTCAAATGTCCCAGACTAGCAATACTTTCGATACCTTTGCCGCTAAGGGTATCCGCGAGTCTCTCTCGAACGTGATCTACAACATCTCGCCCGAAGAGACCCCGTTCATGTCGAACATCGGTCGCGAGAACGTCAAGAACACTTATTTCGAGTGGCAGACGGACTCTCTCGCCGCGGCTTCGACGACCAACGCGCAGATCGAAGGCGACGACGTGTCGTCCTACGACTCGACTGCCGCCACGACGCGCCTTGGCAACTACACGCAGGTCTCCCGCAAGACCCTCATCCTCTCGGGCACGCTCGAGTCGGTGGACAAGGCGGGCCGGCGCTCGGAGTTGGCCTACCAGCTTGCCAAGCGTTCTGCTGAGTTGAAGCGCGACATGGAGAGCATCATGCTCACCAACCAGGCGGCCGATGCCGGCTCGGCTGGTACGAGCACGGCGCTGCGCAAGACGGGCTCGCTGCTCGCGTTCATCAAGACGAACGTGGACAAGGGCACGAGCGGTGACAACCCGACGTACACCACGAAGCCGGACGACCCCCGCACGGATGCGCTGGCTGCTGACCTTCGCACGTTCACCGAGTCGATCCTCAAGACGGTGATCCAGAAGGTGTGGACGGAAGGCGGAAACCCGAAGGTGCTGATGGTTGGCCCGGTCAACAAGCAGCGCGTGTCGGCTTTCGCGGGTATCGCGGAGATTCGTCGCGAAGTCACGGGCAACAAGCCCGGCGTCATCATCGGCGCGGCCGATGTGTACGTTTCGGACTTCGGCGCTGTGTCGGTTGTCCCCAACCGCTTCCAGCGTGAGCGTGATGCTTTCGTGCTCGATCCTGAGTACGCCAGTGTTGCCTTCCTGCGTCCGTTCCAGACGGTTGAGCTCGCTAAGACGGGCGATGCCGAGAAGCGCATGATCGTCGTCGAGTGGGGCCTCAAGGTCCACACCGAGAAGGCGCACGGTCTTGCCGCGGACCTCACCACGACCTGATCGTGGTGGTATAAACTTGGGGGCGGAGGTAATGGTGCCTCCGCCCCTGAGTTGAGGACAGCATGAGTTCTACGGGTAAGAGACTTTTCGACTACGACCCGGCAACGGGAACCACGAAGTGGTGGCATTACGATGCCGACAAGGATGAGGCCACGATTGAGACGGTCTTTGAGGTCGGCGACCTAGTAGAACAGAACAAGAAGCAGTATGCCGCGACCGACGAGAGGGCGCGGTGGGGCGAGTGGAGCAAGGTGGCGTCAATCCCGATGGCGCTGTTCTATCGCCTCAAGCAGCAGGGGATCATTGACGATCCTAAGAAGATGAAGGCTTGGTTAAACGAAAGGGATAACCAACTCTTCCGTACACGTCCGGGGCGTGTATGAGCCGGTCCATCGCGATATTGGTACCGGCGCGTGATACGGTGATGACGTCGTTTGCCTACGACCTAGCGCGGGCGATGTCATTTCACACAGCGACGACAGATGACCGTGTGCTGCTCTTTACGTCACACGGTACTCTAATCGCCTCTCAGCGCATGGAGCTTGCCCGTCAAGCACTTGAGGAGAAGGCGGACTATCTCCTCTGGCTTGACTCAGATATGCGGTTCCCGAAGGAAACCATCGGGCATCTCATTCTGCGCGACAAGCCCATTGTGGCCGCGAACTATTCAACGCGCCGTATGCCGGTGAAGCCGGTGGCGATGATGGATGGTGGCGGGAAGATTGACCGAGTGTATACCGGCCCAGAGTCCGAGGGCCTTGAGCCTGTCGATTATGTCGGCATGGGCGTGATGATGACGAAGAGCGAGGTATTTGAGAAGCTCGACGCGCCGTGGTTTGCCATCCCGTACTCAACGGTAGGAAACCACTACATCGGTGAGGATGTGTTCTTTTGCCGTAAGGCGAAGGAGGCGGGGTATGAGGTGTTGGTCGATCACGACCTCTCTCAGCACGTCAAGCATATCGGTACGTTTGAGTATTCGCACGAAGGTGCGTGGGCGATGAAGGAGCAGGTGGAAGGTGGCACTAACCTCATACAGCACGCTTAAATCGTCCATCGCGGACTGGTTGAACCGTGACGACCTGACGTCGGTCATACCTGACTTCATCTCGCTTGCAGAGGCGCAGATTGAGCGCAAGGTGCCGACGCAAAAGATGGTCAAGCGTGCCAACGCCACCATCGACACGCCATTCTCTGCGCTGCCTTCCGACTTTGTTTCGGCCAAGTCCTTGGTGCTGACCTCCACGGCTCCGGTGCAGCCGCTCGTGTTCTTGAGTGAAGACGAGCTGGATGCCAAGAAATGGACCTACCGCACCACCGGAAAGCCGATTTATTACGCGCTGATCGGGAACCAGATTGAGGTGCTGCCTGCGCCGGATACCGGCTACACGGCGGAGCTGACCTATGTGGCGACACTTGCCAAGCTCTCCGACAGCAACACCTCAAACTGGGTCCTTGAGCGACATCCAGATGTCTACCTCTACGGGTCGCTCTTACAGGCGGCACCGTACTTGCGTGACGACGAGCGTGTGGCGCTATGGACCACGCTCTATGGTCAGGCGCTTGAGGACATGATTGTGCAGAACGAGCGTGCCGCCTTTAGCCAAGGCAGACTGGCGATGACCGTCAAGCCGACGAGGGTGATTCCGTGAGTGCATTTTCTAA